GTCGTTAGCCTCCTTGTTATGTGCCTTTAACTAGGTACCGTGACAACCTCTTGAGGAGTGTCACCCGTGAGGGTGGCTTCTCTTCAAAGGGCAACTTAGCCTCTAAAGGCAAAAGAGCCCGAGGTATGTCCTTCAGACCCTCGAGGAAATACTCGTCATTATGACGGGCAAACCCGAGTTGAAGGAATACGGACTTAACCTTCTCGTCGAAGGTTTGAACGGTCCTCTTAGCCCAGTCTGAGTAGACTAGGTGAACGAGATCGTTTGTCGATTCCCCATAATCAGCGTAAAGCTGACCATGGATATGTCGACTTAGACCCGTTAAGGAGTCCAATACCCTCTCCTTGAATGCCAGCTGTAGCCCCGCCGATATCATCGACTCCAGGTTCGAACCTGGATATGACCAATTAAGGCCATAGGGATGTACAAAGTCTGGGATGCCTGAAAAGACATCCAAGACTCTTTGCTGCTTCGCCGAGAGAAGGAGCCGAATCCTCCGACCTATAAGTCGGGCAAGATCAAGGAAATTATCGTCAGATACATCATGCCACTTCAATTGTGGTATGACAATATCCTGGGTAATAACCTTCCCTGCGAACTCAGCAAGTTCACAGGAAACTAAGGTCTTGTCCTTCGAATAGGGGCATCCCAGCTGATCAAGAGTCGATAAGTATCTCACGTGCAAATCACGATCGAGAATCACTACATCGTCTCCCACGATGAGGAACTCATGATCCCACTTCCTTCCTAACAAGGTTAGAAGTAACAGACCATGGGTTAGAGTGAATGTAAAGAAACTAGGGTTGAAGCCAAGAGGCTGACCCCTGTTCCAAACAATATCACCTAACTCGCTATGCCATGTACTCGACGCAATGTCCGAGAACAGATAGACATAGGGATTCTCCTCACCAAAGATTGTTTCTAATACAATCTTCTGCAGCTCAAACGGGAAGTAATCTGTTGCGTTCGATAGATCTACAGAGTAGATTTCTCGACCTTGCTTCAGGGCTTCCTGAATGATTGGGAATGCGCGGTCCTGTCCATGGGTGCAATCCCACGGGAGTGATCGCACAAGCAATCCTAACGTATCCTTTAGTGGCTCAGATGCCACCTGGAATAAACGATAGGGAGAAGCAATGCTTCTTAGCTTGTAACCAGGCTCCTGCAGGAAGTGTACCTCACCAGCCACCATAGGCTGGGTGTCATAAAACGTCACGCGGTTCATCTGATACTCTTTTCCGAAGAGTTCCGATGCCGCAATTCCCTCAAAACAGTGAGAATAAATCTCATCCCATAATGAGGAGACGTGCGCTCGAGTCTTTGAACACTGTAAGAGTTTTAACTCCAACAGTAGCTTCTCAGATTGAGCAACTGACCCGTCCAGTGTAGGAGCTCTCTTATTAGGAGACCCTTTCCACGTAAGCAACGGTTGAGGCCTTCCATGAATGGTAACCCTTCCGATGACCTCCCTTGTCGTTCTCGCTAGAGAACGTTTTAGGGAATCCGTGATAATACACGGATCAGCGCGGACAGCATCTAGGAACTTCTTCCTCTGGATACTAGTAACTTTACTAGATGTCCAGTGCGAGTAAGCCATGAAGGCGGCAAGAACTTTAGAAAAGTTCTTATCGGACTTCAGGCCCCACCGCATAAGGCTGCCCACTACGCCTGCAATCTCACCCCTTCTGTTCCTTGCTAAAGGTTCAGAAGTTCGAGATTTGGCGCGGAGCTGAATGAGTGTGAGTTTCAACGCTTTACAGCGTCTGACCGTCCACTCTTCACCGCTGCATGTCATCCACCTTACCAGTAACCCTGCGAAGGGATTCACTGCATAGGTAGGAATACCACACACAAGAAGACGCAACGTTAACCCCGATAGAGCGCTCTTTCTAATAGAGTGCATGATCGTGGTCCTTTCTGTCAATAGACATGAGGATTCCGGTCCTATCAGGACACTGACGAAGTGTCTTCTGAGTTAGTGGACTCCCGAACTACCCTTAGTATGGGGGTGATGCATCACAGGCATTAAATGACCTACTAGAGCTCACTGCTCTTCTACGGTCTGGTGCTTAGGAACCTTAACAGAGTTAAGGATCGTCGCAAGGCGAGCTTGAAGGTATTTGTCAGTTTTCTCGAGGGATTCCGCCACTGATTGGCTATCAGAGGAAGCATAGCTTCTTGAAGTCATTTCAGATGGTAGGGATTCTCGAATGGCTGACAGAGCCTTCCTTGCATCCGCTAAAAGCGCCATCCGGTAAATCTGCCGGATTACACTCTTCTCAGAGTTTGAAAGAACAGACTCTTCCAGTAGAGACTTGTTCAATGCCATATGATCTCACCTCCTTTCTAGGTAGAACGGGT